AAGATCACTACCATAATGATATGGAAATGAAGAAACGATATACCTGGAAAATTGGTCCTTGGTTGAGTTGGTTTTATTCCAAACGCGAATATCTCACCGCCATCTATTGGGCGCTGGGATTTGCTGCTTGTTGGGAATATTACCTTCATGGCCTAGACGTCGGACTGTTCCTTGCTGCCACCTTGTTGTGCGGCTGGGCTTTGGTTGATTCTTATTGGTTAACGTTGCCAGCGTGCTCCTTGGATTTTTATTTTCCCGGAAGTTCAACGTGGGCGCGGATGTTATGCGTGGTTTGTGAACAAGTGGTATTGACGCGGTTGGCTCAGCATCCCGACTTTTTAGTTTGTTTCGCGGCTGCCGCCATTTTTGGCGGTGAAGCTGCAAATCGCAATTGGTCGGGCATAGCCTTTCTGTGTTCTTCACATGCTGTGTACGTGTTTCTTCCCCCTTGGCTGGATTTAAACGCTTTTTGTGGTTGGTGCGTTGTGTTCTTTTGGATCGTGATGACTGATGTCGCCCGCTTGAATGATTCAAGAGTGAGACGTTCTTTAACTAGTTCTTTGGCATTGTCAGGAATTGCGGTCACGATTGTTCGCGCCACCATACCATGCGCTGCCGCAGCTACATTAATCGATTTGGGCGAAGTCTTTAAGACCCAGCCTGAAAATAACCAACGAGTTTATGACCTCATTAGTCTTCCATGGGAAATTATGGAACGTAATTTGGTGCGACCATCCAACAATGCTTATAACAAACTTGTTGCCATTTCGGCACGTTTGTTAGCAAATGTTGAGATGGTGCGCTTTGAAAAGTTTGGCAGATATATCGACGTTGATGAGATTGAGTCTTTTTGGCGTCGTGCTTACAAGGGATTCAATTCCGTCATCCCCAGTGCTAAGATAAGTGCTGTGGAGTTTGAGCAGTGTTTGCCGCGTAACGCCTCGAAGCGCAAATTGTACCTACGTACTATGGAGTCTATCATGGAGGGCTCGATGCGATGGATGAAGCGCATCAACCTCAAGCATAATGAAGTGCTTGTATCCAAGATGTCACCAACAGG